TTCCTTCCTCGGGCTCAGGAGGAGGTTTGCTGGGGCTTAATATCGGCATGAGGTTCATCGGCGCATTCCAAGTATTTCCCCAAGGCACTGGCGGCCACTTCCTATCTTCCCTGGCCTGATTGATTGTTTTGATACCATTCTTGATCAATATCGCATCCGCATCTGCTCTTGCTTTTTCGTCAGCTTGCAAGGCCTCGATGCCCGTAAGGTCAAAGGCGCATATCAGGTCTGGATCGTATGGCTGGACCAAGAAGGAGTTTATCACATTCGCCATCTTGAGGAGCTTCGGGATCATTGTGTCTTTCCAAAAGATTTGCCTCTGCTCTTTGCTGTTAGCATAGTTTGCGTATTCGAATATCCCTACAAGAGCCGGCGGTACACCGAAAGCCCCGAGGATATCCTCCCTGGTCATCTTCTTGCTTTTGATGAACTGCATATCCTTCTGGCTGATGCCAATAGCTTCCCATTTTACTTTGCCTTCAAAAAGTGCTGTCTTATGAGCATTGGCTACTCCTCTGTGCATTGCTTGCCATCCGGCAATGATCCTGTTCCTTTGTGTCTCACCCAATTCCTGTTCGCTTATCAAGGCTCCCCGGGGTTCTGCGCTGTTGATAAAGAAATTGCGGTTATAAGTATCTGCGTATGTTTGCGTGTCGACAGATATCCGCGCCGCCGATAAAGGTGAAAGCCCATAATAGTCATTTGTAGGATTGAAGTATTTGAAATGAAGAACAGTCGACTTCTCGAGGCTCAGCCATTGGCCACCGCCTATATGATATTTGTATTCAGCGACGAGCTCCTCTTTACTGGGAATGATCTTGACTCTATGTGGATTGAGGGGATAGATCTCGGTAGGTTTGTCACCTACGAACATATCCAGGAGCCAGTAAGCATTGCCGGCAAGCTCCTCGTATGTGAGGGTAGCTTCCTTGAGGTCATAACCACTCATGAAGGGATTGACTGTCTCGAGCAGATGAAGAAGTGGATGCTCGGTCACCTCATCCATTACCACCTGGCCCTTATCTTTCCGCTTGCGATAAAGCTTCAGGGGAACACCTGCTCCCTTAGTCGCTATCCGGTAGACGCAGCTGTAGACCCATCCCGCATCCGCATATTGCTGCAGATACTTCTGATAATTCTGAGGAGTGGGCTTACCCATAAATCCGAAGGATCCCCCGGTCATATCCGGCCTGAACACTCTGCCTGCGGCCTTCTGATAACCGAAGACCTCCATTACCCTGTCTATTGTTCGCATGTGATTACCGTCACCCTTGGTCCGCCTTCACCTGCGGCGTGGAATTTCTGGCCATGGATCGCCAGCACCAGGCTATCTGCAAAGTCGGGGCTTAGAAGGCCCCGCTTTTTCATCTCATCTTTAGTCTCTATTTTTATTTGTCCTTTACTTGTCATGTCATATTTCCTGGCCGGTAGCTGGGAGAGTAACTGCTCATTATCTGGGATATCGATATTGTCTGTCTCAAACAATTTACGCATCGCCCAATGCATCTCCGCCGAGAGGTTGAAAAACTGCCCTGGGTCCTCCGCTTTTGCTCCAGCATTCACCGGCTGGATCTTATGCCCTTCCTCATGCAACCTGTCTGTAACTCCGCCGCCTACTCCAACATCGTCGACGCAAGTGCTATATGCTGGGATGTCATGTCTCTGCATCATCTTTACTGTCCACCCTGCTGTCTTCATTGTGTCCTTGCCCTGGAATGCTATGATCTCCTTTACCTTCGGCCCATGGATCGCTGTGAGTACTGTCCAGGCGGTCCCGAACCTGGCCACATCTACGCCGAGGCCTTTGGCTCCGGTTGCTTCCAAATTGGCATTCTTGGCTGCATCTACCCAAGAGAGCAGGATTAGGATGTTTTCCGCCTCCTCTGGGAACTCTGCCAAGACCTTGCTGATATAAAGCGGATTGCTCTCTCCCCAGTCCCTCTTCCGGTCCTCAATCCATCCCCTGGTCACCAGCCCGGGGATCACTTCTTTGCCGGCCACAACATTTGGAGTGATGCTTGCGGGAATATGTATTGGATTCCATAGTGGACTCTTGAAGCAATCGAAAAAGTCTCCTACTGGGCTACCTGGGTTTCCAATAGCCAAGAGCCGGCAGTTATCATTCAGGATCAATCCCTTTGCGGCCTGCCAGAGCTTCTTATTGACCCCTGCAGCCTCATCTATAACCACCAGAACATAAGGCGCATGGAATCCCTGGAACCTCTCGGCTTCACTGGCCACATCTATCCGGGGAGATAATCCCATGGCGAACCAGTCATCGTCGACTTTCAGCTCAGTTGTCAATAGCCTTCCACCCAAGGGCACTCTCGAATTGTGGTAGCATTTTGCTATTTCAGCCCAGAGAATTTTCTCGACCTGTGTCCACGTCGGGGCCAGGGTTATTACTTTACTGGGTTGATGCGTAGTCAGGAACCATAAGCCCACTTCGGCGGCGGATCGGCTTTTCCCGCCACCATAGCAGCTTCTTACTGCCGTATATTTATTCCTCTGAGTCGACATCAGGATCTCTTGCTGCTTTTTCCAAAGCGATGATCCTAAGACCCGATTTGAATAAAAAACAGGATCAGAACATTTTCTTACTAATTCTTTCGCCTGTTTTAGTTCCTTCCTTTTTATCGTTATTGTTTCCATTGACTATATTCACCAATGTCGTCAGGGTAATTCCCGCTCCTTTATGTTCTATCTTCTGTCTGATTCCAAATTCGTCAGGCAATTTCCGTTCAAGATATTTTAAGGAGAATTCAGCATCGCCTGTAAGCCCATCTATAACTGCTTTCCTTGCTTTCAAAACAGGTCCGTGCTTGAGTGCCTGTTTTCGCTCCAGAAATTTAGGGTGTCTTTTCTGATATTCATATAATGCTGAAGGGCTGATGTCGGCGAAAAAGCAGGCTTCCTCATCTGTCCCATCGATGCCGAAAACTTGCTCCAATTTCTGGAGAACAACTTCTGCGTTTTTGCCATCAAAAAGTTTCCTCCCTGCCCTCTTTTTCTTTTTCTTAATGCCTCGCTTTGCCATTCAACCTCACCGCTTTCTTGCCTGTAAATTCTTGCCACCTGCGAATTATCACATCACAATAGATAGTGTCTATTTCCATCATATAGCAGATGCGGTTTAGTTGTTCACAGGCGATTAAAGTGCTTCCACTACCACCAAATAGATCCACCACAATATCATCCCTATCGCTTAATACCTGAATATATGGGATTAAAATCTCCCTAGGCTTACAACCTTTTACAATATCTTGACCAGTTTCTTTATAGTTAGCGGTTTTACTTTCTATCACATCTCCGATTGATTTCCCGCCCAAGAAATTCATCTTTGCAATTTTCTCGTTAAATTTATATTTCCCTGATGCACCATAAATACAGATATCATAATTGGTATAAAAATTTTTCCCTGTATGCCCATGCATCCTCCCTCTTGTTACCCAAATAATAACATTATGAATTTTCCAATATCTCTCCATTGCTTGCCATAAAGGAATAATGTTTCGCCAAAACTCAAAAATCAAAATATTAAAATCTGGCTTTTGAATTTCCTTAATAAGCGAGAACCACTTTTCATACTCGACACCTTTAATCTTATATTCCCCATTTTGTAATCTACCAAAACCAGTAATTCCTAAGTACGGCGGGTCAGTAAACACCATATCCGCCTTTCTGCCATTCATTAACTTCTCAACATGTTCCCTCTTTGTCGCATCCCCACATAGCAACCTATGATTGCCTAATCTGAATAAATCCCCTGACTTAATGCCTACCTTTTTCCTAACTTCAGGCACATCATCGGATCCACTATCCCGAACTCCGTAATGCTGGCCTTGAGGTCGTTACATTCCTTCTCGTTGGCCTGTCTCGGGTTGTATTCCGAGAATCTTAACTTGCTAATCGGGACTTCTTTTACCTGCATAAATCTCCTTCTACTGCCTCCAGTATTTCCAGTGCAGCCGGATGTGGACCGGTGGGGTTGCTCCCGCATCGATGGACATGTTGCTTGACTGGATTTCTTCAGTCCTTGATGCACCCCTGACTACTGTGCCCTGGTTGAAGTCTTCCATATATCCCGTAAGCAGGAAGTTCGTACTAACCGGCGTGGTAGATACCCAATTCACATAAGCAGGCTGCGTGGTATAGTTCACTGTGTAAATCTCATTGGTGATCCTGTCAAACTCAATTACGGTGATCCCCGTGGTTGTGATCACCTGCCAACCAACCTCATTACCGGATGCTCCTGTCCCGTCCGCTCTGGCGTTATCGCCAGCCAGACAAAGCAGCCCAATCAATATGGCCACAAATAAGATTTTTCTCATTCTCGTATTTCCTCCTTGTGGTATGGGATAAATATAATTATGCCCTTATTGTGTTCTATGTGAAACATTGCATCGAGCATCGGGCAGGATTTTTGGTCATCACCCATGGCAGGATATCGCCAGGGCTCATTGAGGCTGGCCCATAGGAGCTTATTCTTCTCACAATAGTCGAAAAGTTTGCGCAGGGTTTCCTTCGGCAGGTTTACCTTCTTCGATAGAGATTCGATCACTTTGTCGTCGATGGACAATAATCTCCTCCTATTTGTGGCATAAAAAAAAGGGGCTATTCATAACACCTGTT